CCAAAGTTAGCATCTGGTGTTGCGAGTGCTAGAGTACCGCAAACAGATGTTACTCCAATCAATGCACAGTTCAGTAATGTCACAGTGACTATAAATGATTTTATAGCTGCTGAATATTCTGATGTGTTTAGTCAATCCAAAGTTAATTTCGATGAGAGAAGAGAATTAGTACAAATGCTTTCAAAAGCAATTGGTCGTAAACATGACCAAGTGATTATTGATGCGCTTGTAGCTTCTTCCACTTCACTTACTGTTGCTAATTCTATTGGTGGTGCTGGAACAAATCTGAACGTAGCAAAATTGCGTAATGCAAAAAAGTTACTAGATCAGAAAAACGTACCAAGCGAAGATCGTCACATAGTAATACACGCTAATTCACTTGATTCTTTGTTGAGTGAGACAAGTGTCACATCGAGCGACTTCAACACAGTTAAGGCTTTAGTTACAGGTGAAGTTAATACTTTCTTAGGCTTCCGTTTTTACACAATGGGAGATCGCACAGAAGGCGGTTTACCAGTAGATGGTTCACTTGATCGTACCGTTTTTGCTTTTCACAAACAAGCAATGGGTATGGCAGAAGGAATTGCACCTAAGACTGAAATAAATTATGTGCCTGAAAAAACATCGTTCCTTGTTGCTTCCATGTTCTCAGCTGGTGCTTCAAGCATTGATGATGACGGCATTGTAAAAATTACTTGTAGGGAGAGTTAATCATGGCTTTTGATAAAGACGGTTTTAATGTGATCGGTGCAGCTAAGTCTGGCAATGCACCAAGCGTTTATACATATACTTCATCAGATGATTTAGCAACCATTAACACATCAGGATATTTTAATAATCTTTCTGACACGTTAGAGGTGCATGATTTTGTTATGACAGTTGGTAAAACTTCTGCGACAGCGGAAGCTGCAACTATGGTTGTGGTTTCTAATGCGAGCGGTGTAGTTGATACTTCTGATGGTCAAACGATTGCGTTGACTGATTCAGATTGATGTTCAAGGCGAGGGCTAATGTTTTATAACTCCTTCAAGCTATTAAACGCAAGTTAGTTCTCGCCTTCTTTTTATGGAGTAGTTTTTATGGCAGCTGGTGATACAGCAGTAACCATTTGTTCAGATGCACTAATGCTACTAGGGGCAAAATCTATTTCTTCATTTAACGAAGGTACAGATTCTGCTAATGTTGCTGACAGATTATATCCTGATATTAGAGATTCAACACTCACTATTTTTCCTTGGAGTTTTGCATTTAAGAAAGCGCAACTTGCAAGACTTTTAACAACGCCAACAAGTGAATGGCGTTATCAGTTTCAAATGCCTGGTGATCGATTAGGCAACCCAAGACAAGTATTTCTTAACAACAACATCAATCCAACATCGTTTAAAGAGTTTGAAATTCAAGGTGATTTGTTATTAACAAACGAAGAAACAATATTTATAGATTATCCTTTTCAGGCAGAAGAATTTGCCATGCCAAAATATTTTGTGCAGTTATTAAAATATATGATGGCTTGGCATTTTGCTTTTCCGATCACTGAACAAGAAAGCAAAACAGTTTATTGGCAAACAATTGCAATAGGAACTCCGAGCGAAAATGGTCGTGGTGGTTATATGCGAACTGCTATGCAAAATGATGCAGCTGGCAATCCTAGCAAAACAATTGAAGAATTTGCTCTCGTTGATACGAGATTCTAATGGCAAGATTTATTGACCTTCAAACGAACTTTACAACTGGTTCACTTGACCCTTTGTTGCGTGCAAGAGTTGACATTGCACAATATGAAAATGCTTTAGAACAAGCAACAAATGTAGTAATACAACCGCAAGGTGGATTAAAAAGAAGGCCAGGTACAAAGCACGTAATGGAGTTGCCGAACACAGGTACAGAGTCTGCATCTGGTGGAGTGCGACTTTTTAATTTTGAGTTTAGCGTGGATGATTCTTACGTACTCATTTTTGTTCCAACACAAATGTATGTAATCAAAAACGGTCAACAGATTACAAACATTAATGGTTCTGGTAATAATTTTTTAAGTACGTCAATTAGTGCAGCCATGCTAAACGAACTTAATTTTGTTCAGTCAGCTGATACTATGATTATTGTTCATCCTGACCTAGCACCACAAAAATTAGTACGTGGTGCAAGTGATTCAACCTGGACAATAAGTACAATTAGTTTTGATAGTGTTCCGCTGCACGCATACACTTTGACTTCTAGCAATCCGACCGCTGATATTACTCCATCAATTGTAAGCGGTAATATTTCTATAACTGCTTCTGCATCAGCTTTTGCAAGCAGTCACGTTGATCAATATATTAATGCTAATCCTCAGGGCAGGGCCAGAGTTCTGCAATTTGTGTCGGCTCAAGAAGTTAAAGCGGTAACAGAGTTTCCGTTTTTTGATACATCAACTATTACAGCTGGCAGTTGGGAGTTGGAAGAAGGTTATGAAACAGTCTGGTCAGGTAGTCGAGGTTATCCAAAATCAGCAGTTTTCCATGAAGGCAGATTATACTTTGGTGGTACAAAATCTAGGCCATCAACAGTCTTTGGTTCTAAGGTCGGATTGTTCTTTGATTTTAAGCCGACAGAACTACTCGATGATGATGCCGTTCAAGCAACATTAGATACAAACTCTTTCAACAGTATTGTTGATATTATGTCTGGTCGTGACTTGCAAATATTTACAACAGGTGGTGAACACTTTGTACCACAATCAGGCACGAACCCTATTACACCACTGACTCTAGTTTTTAAAAACGTAAGTAGGCATGGAACTCGACCTGGTACAAAAGTTGTTTCGTTAGAATCAGGAACTGTTTTTGTCCAGCGACAAGGTAAAGCGTTGAACGAGTTTTTGTTTAGTGATTCACAGCTGACGTATATAACATCAAAAATTAGTTTGTTGTCTGGTCATTTGTTAAAAGCACCAAAGCGTATTGCGTTGCGTAGAGCAACCAGCACTGATGAAGGTGATTTGTTGTTATGTGTTAATGATACCGATGGAAGTATGGGTGTATTTAGCATTATGCGTTCACAAAATGTTGTTGCTCCGAGTGAGTACACAACCATTACTGGAAAATATTTAGATGTACAAGTAGATGTGACTGATATCTACGTTGCAACTGAACGTACATTTGCTGGAACAAATAAATATTTTATTGAAGAGTTTGATAACGATACATTTTTAGATTGCACATTTGATGGTGCAACTGCAAACACTGTAAGTTCTTTACCGCATACAGCAGCAACTGTTTCTGTGATTGCAGATGGTGTTCCGCTGGGTGATGAAGTTGTCAGCGGTGGTTCGGTTACGTTTGATCGCACAGCTGCAAGCACATATCAAGTTGGTTTGAACTTTACTCCAACAATTAAAACTATGCCAGTGGAATTAAAACTAACAACTGGCACACGTACTGGGTTTAAAAAAAGAATTTTACAAGTCAACGCAATTGTAAATGATAGTCAACATTTAAAAATAAATGATCAGTTAGTACCCTTTAGAAATTTTGATAGCGACATTTTAGATGACCCTGTTCCCTCTTTTTCTGGAATTAAAAAAATTGATGGATTACTTGGATATTCAAAAGAAGCACAAATTACGATTACACAAGAAAAACCTTTGAAGTTAACTCTTCTAGGTTTGGAATACAAAGTAGCAGTTAACCAAGGAACATAATGGCAACACAACCAACTGGATTCTTAGGAGGATTAAACACAGTATTTAATACTATAGGCAATGTGGCGCAAGCTGCTAGTCCTTTTATGCAATTAGGTGCTGGACTAGAAGCAGCTGGAGCAAAAAAAGCTGCTGGTATTTATCAAGCTGGTCTGTATGAATTACAAGCAATTGATACTCTAGCACTTGCTGATATTCGATCAGAACAAACAGAAAGAACAGCAACAATACAAGCTGGAAGAAGATTGTTACAGGCAAAGTTAGATGCCAGAAATTATCAAATACAAGGCAATCAAATTCTACGTAATTTGAGAGCAACAAACGCAGCTATTCGTGCTAGAGCAGCAGCAAACGGAATAAGCATTGGTTCGGGGTCAGCTTATGATTCACAACGTAGAAACCAGCAAGATGCGTTTTTTGATTTATCTATATCTGATTTTAATGCTTTAACCGCACGTGTGTATGGTTTTGAAGATGCAGCAAGTATGTACTTGCAAGGAGTTCGTCAAGGTTTGTATGATAAATACGCTGCTAAAACACAAGCGAATGAATTGCGTACTGCTGCTGACTTTACTAAAAAATCAGGTGGCCTTATTTCTAATGCTCAATTGTTACAAACTGGTGCAAACTTTTTAAGTTCAGGCAGAACAGCTATTGACCCAATTTATAACGCAGCAGTACAACTTAAAAAAGATTTAACATAAATTATGGCAGAACTACCAAAACTTCCTAGTCAAACCACATTACTTGCAAAGCCAAGTTCTGGTGGGTCAGGCGTAACAAATTTACGATCTATTGATAGAGTGGGGATGCGTGCAGCTGCCAAATATTCAGAAACTGTTGCAGAGGTAAATAATAAAGTTGCTAAAATGTTAGATCCGCTTGTTGATAGTGCGGTAAAGAAAAGCGCATACAAATATGCTGCTGAAAATCCTATTACATTAGATCAATTAAAAGTTGGAAAAGATGGATCAATTAGTATTAAAAACGTTGATGCTTTGCGTGGTAATCCTCTTAGCAAAAGAAGTCAAATTATTAGAAAATTACAATCAAAAGAATTAAGTGTTCGGTTAGTTAGACAAGCTGAACGTCAACTACTTAAACTTTTGCCAAGAATTAAAAGTGGAAAACTTAGTGGAGAAGAAGCGTTAAAAGAAATAAATTCTGTAATTGATGGAAACTCTGGAGTTTTTACGGACTTAGACCCAGAAACAGAAATACAATTTCGAGCAGATATAGCAACATTAGGAAATGATTTATACAAACAATCATTAAGTATACAGATTGAAAGGCAAACAGCACGAGATAAAGTCGAATCACAAGATGCTTTTGCAGCGTTTAAATTAAAAGTTACAAATATTTTAGCAAACCCAAAAAACTACCCTGTGGTTGACGAAGATGGAAAAGCAGAAATACGTATAGGAACTAGACTTGATGCAGAATTTGCATCTTTTAAAGATGCGATGTTTGTTTTTGATGCAGCAAATTTTCCAACAGCCGTGGCATCTGCGAGAGCATTTGTAAATGAAGCAAAAATAAATGCTGTTGTTGATCATGTATCAAGCAGTAAATTTAAGTTAAAAAATAATATTACTGCTGATTATCAAGTGTTAGCAAAACTAGACTCTAATTCTATCGGTGATTTATCAGAAGTATATTTTAATTTAAGTAGTAAAGAAAAAAGAGATGTTAAGAAAATGTATTTAGACAAGGTTGCACAACAATATGAAGTTTTCCAAAAGGATGCTGAAAGAGCAGCAACAGACCTAGAACCAAAAATTACGGAATACATGATAATGTGGAACTCATCAGATTACGAAGATAGAATTGCTTTGCAAACAGAAATGCTTGCTTTAAAAAACCCAGTTACTGGTGCGCCAGCATTTTCTGCAACACAATTAAATGAGTTTACAAAAAATCTAGGAATAAATGCAATTCAATTTGCTAATTTAACTGAACGTATAAACGATGATGCGTTTGCAAGTGTTACAGATTTAAATAACTTTCTTTTAGAAAACGATACAACTATTCCATTAAATGGAAAACAAAGACAAGAATTATTTAAACTGCAACAAAGTGCATCTGCAAGACAAGAAAAAAGATTAGAGAATTTAATATTACAAATATCCAGTGATCCAATAATGTCTTTAACTGGGATAGGTGGACTAAATAAAAACAAACAAAAAGAAGCATCAAGGGTTTTAGAAAACATATTGACAACTGAACAATCTGTAATGGGTGAAAAGTTTAATCGCTTAAAATCATTGCAAGATATTTATAAATCTTTATACAACATTAATGGAACATTAAAACCTATAGAAGAAGTTAGCAGTGAAACAGTTTATGTAGAAAAATTATATTCTGCATTAAAAGCAATGAGTTTAAAAGACTTTGGTGCTGCATTTAATAAAGATTAGAATCCATGAGCGATTATCACGAATTTGAAAAAGAATACATGACTGATTTTATTCGGTCGCAAAGCCCTAAATTACAGGGTAAAGCTGGGGCGCAAATAACTAGAGCGGAAGTTGGTCAGCTAGATACTCCTGAAATAACTGATATGTTGGATAGTTTAGGTTTTGTTGGAAAGTCATATTTAGATATGGGTGCTGCTACGGTTAAAGGTGCTACTCAAGGTTATATTGGGTTGCCTGGTGATATTGAAGGATTAGTGCGAACTGTTGCTAATAAACTAGGAGCAGATGTAAGCGAGGAAACATTAGCACCAACAACAGAAGAAGTTAAAAAATTCTTAGATCAGTACGTAGGAAAAGTTGGTGACGGAAATAACTCATACGAAACATTAGGTGAGTTTGCAGCACCAGGTGGATATATACCTCCAGCTAAAGCAGCTGCTAGGCAATTAAAAAAGGGTATAGAAAAAACTGGTGAATTTGTCCAAGACAACAAAGAAGTTCTAAAACCTACTGGTTCTATAAATATGGGTGGTGGTGATGGTACAAAACCAGCTGTTGAAAGAACGACAGACGATTTTGGTTTTTACAGCAAAGCATTAGACGAAACACAAAAGTTAAAACAAGCAAAAGGTACAGGACAACAATTTAAACAAATGCTTGTAAAGTCTGGAGTCAAACAAGAAGAGATAGATTGGTTAGGATTAGAAGATGTATTTAAAGAAAAGAAAGTAACCAAAGACGATATTGTAAAACATATTAACGATAATAGAATTAAGTTGCGTGAAGTAGTAGCAACAGGAGAGTCTAAAGTTAACATGGAGTTTGGTGAAGGTGTAGAACTTACCCCAGCACAAACGTATGGTGATAACTATATAGATGAACGTGCTGGTGAGTTAATGGAAGAAGTTGCCACAAGTCAAAACGAAGTATATGGATCAACTCTTGATTATGATGATGCTGTCAAAATGGCAGAAGAAGAATATTATAACGACCCAGTTATGAAATATGTAGATCCAAAAACTGATTACACTATTATTGGAAATGATAATTTAGGTTATTCAATTTATCAATCCGAAGCAGAGACAGTCGGAGAATATGCTTATCAAAATGCTTTTGCTACCTCTGGCGGTAGAAAACGATTTGATATGCGAAGAGATGAGTCTGGTGATTTACAAGAAATTTATAGTTTAGACGAAGCAGAAGTGCAAGCTAGGGGATTAGCTGAAACAAATGGTGATTTAGGTATGGAAGGTGATACACGATGGTCAGATTATGTTGAACCTGATGGAGAAAATTATCAGGAGTTACGTTTTCAATTAGATGATGACGAGGTTAAATTTACAGAAGGTGTACATTTTTCTGATGATAAAAATAACTTGTTCCATATACGCACAACAGATAGAGATTATAACGGAGACAAAGTTTTATATGTAGAAGAACTGCAGTCTGATTGGGGGCAAAAAGGAAGAGACAAAGGTTTTAAACCAGAAAAAAAAGAAGAGAAAATTCTTAAAGATAAATTAACAACAAGTCGAAACAAATTAACAAACACATTTAACGAATACACAATTTTAGAAAATGATGGAACAAAAACTCCTTTTGTAGATTTTAAAATAAAAGAACTAAAAGAAAGCATAAAACAACGAAATCCAGATGTACCAGATGATGCCCCAATTATGAAGGATGTTGAGAACGACTTGGTCTACACTGGTAGCATCTTTAACAAATTATTAGATGCAGTTGCAGAAAATAAAGTTTTCAAAAATAATGAACAAGTACAAGAAAAGAGAAGCAACCTAAAAGCAAGAGTTGTAGATGGTTTAAGAAGTTTAGAATCAGATGCACTTCCTGATTTAATTTCTTTAGAAAAATTAGCTAGAGATCATCGTGCTTTACAATTAAAACTATCTCCTTATCTAGTAGAACGTAGCCCATTTGTAACAAGTACAGACAAGTGGACACAATTAGCAATTAAGCGTTTATTATCAAAAGCAATTGACGAGGGATATGATTATGTTTCGTTTAGCCCTGGGGATGTTCAATATGAAAGATGGAACAATGAAGGTTTGATTACATATTACGATTATATTGTTCCTAAAAATGCTGAAAAGGTACTGAAACAAATAGATAAAGATGCACTTACATATTTAGACAGGAATGAATTAGGTTTAGATAATGACCGTCTAGAAGATGGACAACTAATCAAAAAACTTCAAGAAAAAAATAAAATACCTGATAAGTATATTGACTCATTGTATGAAACTAATTCTGACATATTACAGAATGTGGACACAGACTCTAACGTATATACAGAAACAAGACAAAGAGCAAACGCATTTACAATTAAACTAACCCCACAAGTAAAAGATAAAGTTACAAAAGGACAATCAATGTTTGAAGGTGCAACACCAGCGGTAGCAGTCGGTGCAGCTGCTGTCGGAATGAGTGAGGATAATGATGGCAGAGAATGAATTAATACAAGCTCCTGAAAACATGGAGTTGAACCTTGACGATGGTACACAGGTTGCTGGTGTCGGTAAAGTTTTGCGTGATGCAATTAAAAAAGAATCTGATGCACAGACAAAAAAGATCATTAAAAATCCTGATGCTAGTGTTAAACCTATTATGGAAAATAGGAGAAAAGAACCATCACTAGAAAGCAAAGAAATAAAAAAAGGCAGTGTTGTTATACCAGAAGCAAAACAAGATACAGTAGATACATTAGAAAAAAACATAGAAGATGCAGCGGTTAATTTAGAAAAAACAACATCTACAACAAAACCGCCAAAACAAACATTTAACTTTGATGTTATTGCAGAAAACAAACTAAATAGTGAAGACATTCCATCTATTATTAATGGGTTTGCAGAGACATTTAATATAAAGACAGAACGTGTTACGTTTAATTCTTTAAAAGAAAAAGCTGCTCAATCTGGTATAGATGAAAAATTTATTCAAACTGTTATTGGCCCTAATAATAAAGTTATAGCTGGTGATGCTGAACAGATGTATAAAGCAATGACTTTGCTAGAGGCATCAGCGCAAGAGGTTGATAGACTAATGAAAATAGTTTCTGAACCTACTGCAAACGATGTTGATAAATTAAAACTTAGGCAACAAATAACGTTGCATGGATTAATACAAAAAAATGTAAAGAAAGTTCAAGCAGATACTGCTAGGGCATTAGCAATTATGCGTGTTCCTAGAGATACAAGTAATGTCGATGTTATTCGTAGAACTTTAGATGAAAGAGGCGGTGACAAATCACTTAATGATTTGGTACGTGCCTACATGAACCTAAAAGATAGAGATGTTAGCCAGAAAGAAATTAACAAAGTTTTAGAAAAAAGCATTGGCAGTTCTATTGTAGATGTTTGGTTATCTACATACATAAATGCTTTGCTATCATCTTTTCCAACTCATGCCAAAAACATAATTGGAAATGGTTTGTTTGGACTTTATCAAATGCCAGAACGTATTGTGGCTGGTATGTTTGGTGAGGTAAGGAAAAAAGGATTTAAAGCTGCTACCGATGGTGATTATGTAGAATTAGATGAAACATTAAGCGATATACAAAGTTTTTTAGGAGCGTTAAAAGTTGCTAATAAATTAGGCAAACAAACATGGAAAACTAACACGCCTACAGATGTACGTTCAAAAACAGAAATTAGGAATAATCCCAGCGTTGCAGATGATTTACTTAATATTGCAAACAAATCTGGATTAAATGTTACAGAAAGTAGTTTCTTAAACAAAGGTATTCAGCTGTATGGAAGGTTTGTTGAAATCCCTGGAAGAGCGTTACTAACACAAGATGAATGGTTTAAAGCATTTCATTACAGATTAGGTTTTAATCGTTTAATCACAAGACAGGTTAAAAAGAATTACAGGGCAAATGTAAAAAACGGAATGTTATCGAAAGATGCTGAAAAGATTATGGAAGAAGATGTAATTGATTTATACCAAAATCCTCCTGATAGCATCGTTACGCAAGCTACCGAAGAATCTTTGCGAAATACGTTTACAAATCCTATACCTAAAGAATTAGAAGGGTTAGAAC